CCGCACACCTTCGTCATCGAGGCCGGCGCGAACATCGGCACCCACACCATCCCGATGGCACAACGCGCCGCCACGGTCTACGCTTTCGAGCCGCAACGGTTGGTCTATCAAGCGTTGTGCGCGAACATCGCGCTCAACCAGTTGACCAACGTCTTCGCCTGGCAGGCCGCGCTCGGCGCGCAGCAGGGTCGGATGTTCATGCCCGAACTGGATCCAAGGAAAATTTACAACTTCGGCGGCGTCTCGATGCAGTCCCGTCCGACGTCGGAAGCTGTGATGCAGATCGTTATCGACGATCTCGGAATACAGCAATGCGGCCTCCTGAAAATCGACGTCGAAGGCATGGAGCTCGAGGTCCTGCGAGGGGCCGTTAAGCTGATCGCGAAGCATCGGCCCTACATCTACATCGAGAACGACCGGAAAGAGAAGTCGCAGGCGTTGATCGCGTACCTGCAGAACTGTGGGTACACTCTCTACTGGCACCTGCCACCGCTTTTCAACGAAAAGAACGTCGCCAAGTCCGATGTGAACGTGTTCCCGAACATCGTCTCGGTCAATATGCTCTGCCTGCCGCAGGCAGACATGGAATCGTTCGGGCTGCGCCGCGTCAAGGGCGCTGACGACCACTGGAATTGACAGGAGATCACATGGCCGACGACGAGAAAGACCCGAACGATCCGAGTCAGAGACTCACTCGCGTCGAGGCAATGGCCGTAGTGATGAAGAACCGGATGCGGCGCCTGAACGAGCAGGAGCTCGGCGACCAGCCTGCGGGGCCTCTTTCCGCGCCGGCGGACCCGGACGAGGACGCGGATCTGAGCGCCAGTGCTCAGGTCGTCCAGCAGGCCGATGCGCCACAGGTCCTGTCCGACGACGATCTGTCGCGGTACATGGTCCGCACCAAGGTCATGGGCGAGGAACGCCTGGTCCCTCTTGCGGAACTCCGCGCCACCGCGCAGAAGACGGAAGCAGGAGACGCCTACCTTCGGGACGCGAAAGAGCAGGCAAGACTGATTTTGGAAGACGCCAGGACGAAGGCGGCTGCGATACCAGCAGCAGCCCCCGCGCCGGCGGCAGCACCCGAACCCGGGACCACGACCGCGGCACCATCAGCCGAGGTAGCGGAACTGATCGGTTCGGCGGTCGACGAAATGTTCAAGGGCAATGAAGGTGAAGTAAAGCGACTGTTGACGCAGGCGGTGACGCAACGTCCGTCCAACCAGACGGCAGCCGCAACACCGAATACCGATCAGATCGCAGCAGCAGTGGAGCAGAAAGTCGTGGTCAGGAGTGCATTGCGCCAGTTCGCAAAGGATTACCCAACGATCTACGCCGATCCGATGGCCAGGAAAATAGCAGACGACTTCCTGGCGGAAGCGACCGAAGGGAGACCGCTCGAGGGTTTCCCCGAAGAACGGATTGGCACGATCCTCAAAGAGACCGGAGAACGTGTCCTTAGCTGGACGCGCGGCCTGGTCGGGGTTCCGGCGAACGGTCCCACAGCAACCACCCGCACTGACAGGGCTCAACGCAAAGAAGGGATCGACGAACTTCCGGCGGCGTCCACCCGCGCAACGACGAGCGTTCCAATTCCGAAAACCACATCGGAAACTATCGCTGATATGGCGGCCCGTCGCGGACAGAACAGGGATCTCACTCCGACGTAGACCTTTTCACCATTTGGGAGCAACGACATGGCCGGTCAAGTATGGGTCACTGCGTCGCTCGGCGGGTATATGTTCAGCGAGACGTTGTCCGATGTGCTGCGCTTCGCGCTGCAGCCGCTGGTCAAGTTTCGTCAATTCGCCGACATCAAGGACGCTGCGGTACAAGGCAAAGGACGCGGGGATACTTTCCACTGGAACATTTTTTCGGACGTGCAAACGGCCGGGACGGTGCTGGCGGAAACGACAACTGTGCCCGAAACGAACTTCATCATCAGTCAGGGCACGATGGTTATCGGCGAAATGGCCAACTCCGTTCCCTACACTGGGAAGCTCGACGATCTGTCGAAGCAGCCGGTGATGGAGATCATCGACAAGGTCTTGAAGAACGACGCGAAGAGGGGGCTGGACAAGCAAGCCTACGCCGAGTTCAACAAGGCTGCGTTGCGCGTCATCGCGGCCAGCGGCACGGATACGTCCGCGATCACGCTGTTCACCAACGGCACGGTGACGGGCACCAACAACGTCGGTCTCGGCAAGGAACACGTGAAGAACATCGTCGACACGATGAAGGAGCGCAACATTCCGCCCTACATCAACGACGACTACATCTGCGTGGCCCATCCGACGACGCTGCGGAAGCTCAAGAACGACCTCGAGTCGATCCATCAGTACGTGGATCAGGGGTTCCGGATGATTATGAACGGCGAAATGGGCCGTTACGAAAGCGTCCGGTTCGTCGAGCAGACCAACATCGCCAAGGACGCCTTCACCAAGGGCGCATCGAACTGGGCGTACTTCTTCGGCCAAGACACGGTTGCCGAGGGAATCGCTACCCCGGAAGAAATGCGCGGCAAGATCCCGACGGACTTCGGTCGCGGTCGCGGCGTGGCCTGGTACTATTTAGGCGGGTTTGGGCTTGTACACACCGCTGCGGCGAACACCCGCATTGTGAAGTGGGACTCGCAGGCGTAACAGAACCGGAAGGCCAGCCGTAAGGCAGCCCATGGAAGCGTCCTGGGGCAGACGTAAAATCGCCCCATTTCTTTTGGAGAGCACCCATGATCGAAACGAGCACCTTGAACGTCGGCGGCGACGGTCTTTCGACCAGCAGCCTGCCGGATGGCACGGCGGCCAGCCAGCGCGGTGGCGATGGCGTGGAACCCGGGGTCGACGCCGCGGCGTTGAAGCGCGGCACGATCGACATCCCGAGCTCCAGGATCCCGACCTTCGACCCCTACACCGACGGCGGGTCGACGGAAAAAGGCGACATCTTCTCCTACGGCGGCTTTCTCGGCCGGCCGCAGGGGACGCAGAGGTAGGACGCAACGCAGTTCAACCAGGAGAATCAACATGGCTGACATGGATCCGCTGGTCGTCGCTCCGTCCGATGGAGTGACGCGAGGCGATGCAAAGGCAATGCCCAATCGCGGGACGTCGACCGGCTTTACCGGCGTCGGCAGCGACCACTACGGCGCCAGCTTCGGCGTCAACGACACCAACAGCATGGGCTCGGCGCACCTGGCCCCGGACTCGATGGACGCCTGCTGCCCGCCCGGTGGCGGCGACAAGCGCGCCGGCGCCTCGGGCAAGGAATCCCCGGGGTCGAGCATGGGAAGCGCAGCCGACTCCGACTCGCAGGACGACACCAGCCCAGGCGACGAGCGGCAATGAAGTTCGACCCTACCAAGCCTCACGGAACCCTCCACGGTACCGGCGACAACCGTCGCTACGATCAGGACGGTCACGTTTTCGATTGCGATGGTAACGAGGTCGTCCCGATCGACTACCTCAAGCTGACTCCCGAGTCAGGTCCTCGCAAGCGCACCAAGGAGGAGGAAGCCCAGTACCAGAAGGACGTTGTCGACGCTGCCGCATTGCTCGCAGCGAGCAAGAAGTGACCTCGGTCGAGAGGATCCTGCCGCCGCTCGAGCAGCAGGTGAAGTACGAGTTCGTACGCTACACGGTCGGAATTGGAGTCGACCTGGGGAACGGGAAAGAGCGCCCGTTCCAGCACACGGTAGGCCTGCGCCTGCGCGGGACGCCGGGCGATGTCGTGCCGAACGTCGGCGTCGACAGTCTCTACCAGCTTGAATCCGTCATCGACGGCAGCTGCGACTTTGTCGTCGCGGCCGACGTGTTTCCGAAATGCGAGGACGCGCCGGCTGCATTGCAAGATTGGCTGCGCGTGGTCAAGGTTGGCGGCCATGTCTGCATCTACGAGCCCACCGGCAACAAGCAGGCGCTGCTCGCGATCGCCGAGGTCATAGGTAACGGGATCGACATCGCCGCGCTGGCCACCTGGGGCGCCGGTGCCTTCATGGTGGTCAAGAAGATCGAAGGCGCGCTGCTCTGGTTCAGCTATTGCAAGCCGAAACCGAAAAAGACGGTCTGCGTGGTGCGCCACGGCGGGATCGGCGACCAGCTGCAGGCGGCCTACCTGCTTCCGGAGTTGAAGCGCCAGGGCTACCACATCACGTTCCTGACGACCAAGGAGTCCACCGGGGTCATCGAGCGCGATCCGCACGTCGACGAGTGGTTCATGGTCGGCAAGGAGCAGATCCCGAACAACGAACTGGTCCCGTTCTGGTCGGTGGTGTCCAAGCACTACGACAAGTTCGTGAACCTGAACGAGAGCTGCGAGGGCAGTCTGCTGACCCTTCCGGGACGCCCGTCGCACCAGTGGCCCCATGCGGTTCGGCACAAGCTGATGAACCGGAACTACGCGGAATTCGCTGCCCTCTTGGGCGAGATCCCGTTCATTCCGGAAGGCGAGTTCCACGCCACCGAGGACGAAATCAAGTGGGTAGGCGCGTTCAAGGACAAGGCGATCGAAGCCACCGGGATCAGCGACCCATTTTTCATCATGTGGGTGCTGGCCGGGTCGAGCCCGCACAAGTTCACGCCGCACCAGGACACGGTGCTCAAGATGGTCATGGGCTCGCTGCCCGAGGCGGTCGTGGTCCTGGTAGGCAACGAGGCCGGGAAGATCCTCGAGGCAGGGTGGGAGCTCGAAAAGCGCGTCATCCGGACGTCAGGGAGTATGCCGATCCGCGAGACCTTGGCTCTGGCAAAGACGATGGACGTCGTCGTCGGCCCGGAGACCGGGGTCTTGAACTCGGTGTGCTACATCAACGTGCCGAAGGTCCTGATGTTGTCCCACTCGTCGGATGAAAATCTGTCGAAGCACTGGGTCAACGTGCACGTGATCCCAGGGCAGGCGACGTGCTACCCATGTCACCGGCTCCATTACTCGTCGGAGTATTGCCCGCAGGACCCCGATACCCATGCGGCTGTCTGCCAGCAGGGCGTCGACCCGCGAATCATCTACGCTCCCATCGAGCAGGAATACAACGCCTGGGTACGCTTCTCGCTGATACGAAGGGCATGATGGCCTTGAGCTCAACGAACGGCGCCTGCGGGCGCCGTTTCTACATGAACAGGCGGATATGACCACTGCCGAATTGATCGACCTGTTTCGCGGCCTGTCCGCGGACAACACGCCGAAATACCTCTGGTCGGACCAGCTGCTTTGTCAGCTGGCCACCGAAGCAGAGAAAGAGGCGGCGGTACGTGCTCGCCTGCTGGTCGACTCGGTGACGCCCGATATGTGCGTGAAGGAAGTCGACGCCGGGACCCAATACATCGAGCTCGACCCCCGGGTCGTTTTCGTGCGCCGGGTCAAGCTGGCCTCGCGCGACATCCCGCTCGCCAAGATCCATCGCAAGGATCTGGACATCATGTTGCCCGGGTGGGAGGACGAGGATGCGTCCGAGACCACGAACTACTGCGGCAATTACCAGAATGGCAGGATCTACTTCATCACCAAGCTCTCGACGGATGACACGGTGCGCCTGACGGTCGTGCGCGAGCCACTGGGCAAGCTGCAGCTCTCGGGGCCCGCGCGCAACCCGGAGATCCCGCCGCGGTACCACGAAAAGCTGGTGCACTGGATGTTCTGGCGCGCGCTCTCCATGCGCGACGTCGAGGAGAAGTACGACCCGGTCGTCGCCAAGCAGCAGTATGACCAGTTCGAGGCCGTCTTCGGGCCGCCGCTGCGGGCGATCGACGAGAAGTGGTTCCAGGACGAGCACGGGTACGACGAATTCGAGGGGCTGTCTTGAAACTGGTCCCACTGCCGGCCCTGACCCGGGGAATCGACGTCCTGACGCCCGAAGGCGACCTCGTCAAAGGGGCCGTGCGCAAGGCCGTCAACATCGCGATCCACGACAACGGCAGCTTCGACCGCCGGCCGGGGTACCAAAGTCTGATCACGCTCTCCGGAGCGCACAGTCTTTGGCGCTCGCCGGCGCAAACCCGGGTCCTGGTCGCGGCGGGCGACACCCTATACAACGTCGACCTCGGGACAAACTCTGCAGCGGCTCTGTTCGTTGGGCTGACTCCAGATAACCCGATCGAATACACCGAGATCGGGCCCGACATCTACTTCGTCGACGGCGCGATCGTCCGCCACATCACGCCTACAGGCGTCGTGCGCAGGCCTGGCGTGGCCGCTGTGAGCGCCAATCGGCCGGGCCTGGCCCAGGCAGCCGGCGGGCTCGATCCGGGGCGCTACGGGGTCGCGTATTCACTCCTGAGCGATACCGGTGAGGAGTCGGGTCTCTCCGATACGGAGTGGATCGACGTGACCACCGGCGGGATAGCGGTTTCCGCCATTGCCAACGACAGCAACGTCACTCAGGCGAACGTGTACGTGACGGGCCCCAACGGGTCCAAGCTGTACCTGCACCAGACGGTGGCATGGAGCGGTACTTCCAGCATCGCTGACCAGACCAAGACTCGAGCCGCGACGGGGCAATACCTGGCACCCATACCCGGGGGCGACTACGTCCGCTACTTTCGCGGGCGTCTCTACGTTGTATCAGGCTCCTGGGTCTGGTACTCCGAGCCTCTGCAGTACGGTCTAGTCAGCACCACTGGCGGCTACCTGACGTTCGGCCGCACGATCACCATGTTCGAGCCCGTCGAGTCGGGGATCTTTGTCGGGCTGCGCGAGCGCGTCCTGTTCCTGCGCGGGCAGGGTCCGGAGAATTTCGCGCAGGTTCCACTGACGGACCGCGGCGCGATCGCGCACACCGGGACCCGGGTGGCGGCGGACTTTTTCAGTCCCGAACTGGTTCCCGACAGGGGGTTCCCGGTCGCGACCTGGCTGTCCGAGCGCGGGATGGCCGTGGGCCGCGCCGACGGATCGCTGGCGCTGCCGCAGGCCGACCGGATCAGCCTCGTCGCCGATCGCGGGCGGGTCCTGTTCCTGCAACACGCCGGCATCAAGCAGGCGATCTACTGCGTCGAGTCCCTGTCCCTCGGTTCTGGCGGGACGTCACTCACTGATTTCAGCTTCATAGATTGTGTTGGGCGCTCCATAGGCGACTCGGACGCTCAGGCAAGTGGCAGGCGCATCAAATTCCCGCAAGGCGTGGGAGAGTCATTTGGAAGATCCCAGGCGGCCGGGGTAGGTTCACCATAACCAGGAGTCCATCAGATGAACGAGTTCTTGTCCGCCCGCCACGCTCCCGAGCTGCAACGGGCCATCAACGGCAACAAATTCGAGGCCAGCCCCGAAGGACTGTTCCTGCCGGCGCAGAAGATCTACGTGCGCGGCCTCTACTCGCACCGCCGGCGCACGAAGGCTGGCGCCGAGGCGTGGGTCGACGATCCGAACCTGCTGCCGACCGAGGGCATCAACACGATGCTCGACAACCTGATAGCAGCCTCGGGCGTGGCGTCCTACATTTCCCTGTATGGGAACGGAACCAACCCTTTGTCGACCTGGACGGCGGCAAACTATCCGTCGAACGCAGGCGAGATCACGTCGCAGTCGGAAGGGTATAGCGAAGGGACGCGCCAACTCTGGAACGCCGCGGCCGCGGCCACCGGATCGAAGGATAACTACGCCTCGGCGGCCGTGTTTTCCATCGTCTGCACCACGACCAAGGATGTGAACGGCGTCGGTTTGCATACGGTCTCGGGCAGGGGAGCCGTGACAGGAAAACTGCTGTCAGCGACTCGTTTTAGCTCGGCCCGCACGTTCTCCAACACCGACGAGTTCGACGTCAAGTACCGGCTGACCATCACGTCGTCGTGAACTTCTTCCCGCCCGACGTCTCGCTGCGGATCGACCCGTCGGCGGATGTCGACGCGGCGCAGCAGATGTTACCGGCAGCGCGGCAACTGCTGTTCCGCGCGCTCAATATGCAGCAGGCCGGGGTCCCGCTCGTCCAGCTTTTCCTGCCTGGAAGCGACGGATCTCTGATCTCGGTCTATCTGGCGGACGGGATAAAGCACGTCTACGTGCAGCCGGCGCTGCGGGCCGTCGTCACGAAGAAGGTCGAGGAAGAAGCATTCGAGGGCGAAGAAGGCATCGTGTACCTGATGCTGAGTGGGGTCGTGCGCCCGGGAACCCTGGTCGACGGGGCGGCGCACGAATTCCATCCAACTCAGGTGTGCGCCAACGTCTACGAGCTCGAGTACGCCTATCAGGACATGGTGAAGCTCGGGGTTCCGCTGGAGGGCACAGAAGCGGACTCGCACTCCCCGAAGCCGTCGGAATACTCAGGGGCCATGAAGCGGGTCGTGCAGGCCCTGTACGGTATCGGGAAAACGGGGGCTACCACCTACTCTGCGGACCTTGGCGGGGCCGGCGCCATCGTCACGCTGAACCAGTATCGGCGCGAATGGCTGTGCACCCATGGCATTTTCCGTGATGTGCATGGCGTGTGGCTGATCGAGATCAGCAAGGATCGCGGCGTCCTCAAGATGAAGTTGCCGCTGTTCGATGGGACGGACTCCGACTCGTACCTGGATTTTCTGGTGGAGATCGGAGACTCCGACACCGCGAGCATCGTCACCGAGTTTGGCGGCCTGCCAAATGGCGAGACTTTCCCGGAGAACGACGAGAATTCCATCCCGCCAGTGATGGCCCTGGACGAAGCGATCGCGGCCGGCGACGTCATCCGACTGGCCACGGCAAAGGACATCGCGGAGTTCTACGTCGACTCCGCAACGAAGTTCAACAAGCTCGCGCTGTGGGGGTATTGCTGTTGGGCGTTCTCGGAAACTGGCGTGGCTACCGAAGTCCACAACACCTGTTTCTGGTACAGCAACTGGAGCTTCGCGAACATTTGGAACTATGACCGAGCTGACGCAACGCCACATCAACCGACGCGGTTGGAGTTGTTGGAATATGACTCAGACTTCGGATTGTCGTCAGTTGGCACTTTGTTCGATCGCGGCCTACGGGCAGAGCACTGGAAGGTAGTTCTTGCGTCAGCCACCGCTACATTGACCGTGGTGGAAAGGTCTCTGTATGCAGGACCCCAAAAAAAGGCGATCAACACGACACTGGGACCCGTCTACGATTATCAGGAAATGCTTCGTGTTCCCTATGGAAACCGGTTGTATCCGGGCGACGTGTGGGGGCGTC